TGAGACTGGGACCCAGATTGCGATAGTTTTTGTCTTGTTATCTCTTTCGGCCATTGTGTTTTAAATTACGTGGAGATTATTCTGATCGCGTGCGAGACAGATATTAAGATATTTGTTTGTATCTTAATACTTGTGTTTATATTTTTTAAAACGCGACGAGATTATACATACTTAAGCGGTAATTAGCTTAGTTGCTAAAGGCCAATCCTCCCATACCGGATTGGATGCGGAGAACGTTGTAGTTGACCGCGAACATGTGCATGGTGGTAGAGGCAACAGCCGCTGGGATGGTGACCGCGACTTGGGCGTTGTCAATACGAGAGAAGTTACAAGTACCGGTTGGTTGATGTTCTTCTGGCTTGAGCGCGAAGGAGTACGAGTAAACACCCGCATATGGGTTACCGGAGTGGTGGTTGTATGGTTGCACTTGGTTGAAGTACTTACCCTTTTGGGCCTTGAATCGGTCTTGACCGTTGAGGACCAACTTGAAGTCGGACATTGGGCCAACACGCTCTTCGTCGAAGTCGGAGGTGGACTTCGCGGTATCGTAGAGTGGGACACCACCCGCGAGGCCAACTGGGACATAACAGTTGGACGCAACACCCGCACGGGCATCACACTCGAGGACGATATCAGCCGCCGCTGGTTCGGAGGTGAAGTTCCACAAGGAAGTGGCAACATTCGCGGTCGCTGGGTCGTTGAAACACCAGACGAGTTCCTTAACTGGGTGGTTGTAGGAAAGGCGCTTGTTGGAAGTGGAACCGGCAGTGACGGTGTCGGAGCCAGTGTGTTGCACCTGCTCGATGAGGTACTCGTGACCCTTTTGCGCGAAGCGGCGTCGCTCCTCGGTGTCAAGATACACGTAGTTGGCCCAGACCTTGAACACGGAGGTGCTCAAGTAGGTGGAGAAAGTGGAGGTAAGATCGAAATCGATACGGACCTCATGATATTGCAACGCAATCAATGGCAAATAGAGACCTGGATTGCGGTTGAAAAAGAAGATCAAAGGCAAGTAAACAGTGTTACCAGTCTTGGCAGTGGTCATCTTACCCCAGTTAGCCTTCTTGGCTTCGTCCAAGTAAAGCTCGGAGTACAAACGCCACCAGCGTTGGTAGTGCTTGTCAATGCGCTGTCCACCAATGGAAATTTCGGCGGACGCGATCGCACGCTCAGCGACCCAGCAAGCGTCATCACCGGACGCGGTGCTGGTGTTGGCCGCAGCAGATTGGAGTTCGACGTACATGTCGCCAACCAAATCACCGTTACGGGCAACGGTCACGGACACACGGCCTGAGTTGGCGGCGGTACCGTTAACAGTTTGTTCGATGTTTTCCATCGCGAAGTTGGTGTGACGCTTGTACACCGCTTGGAAGAAGGTAACTTTTGGATTTCCTGTCAAGTAGACGTCTTGGGCACCATAGGCCACGAGTTGCATGAGGCCACCAGCCATTGTGAGAGTTTTTGTACTATAAGCAGAGATTTTTTTTCTCGGTGAAATCGCGCCTGGTGCGAAAATTTTGATTTCAATTTTTCTCAGTGTAGGTTAAAATGTCGGCTCGCCCTGAAGATGAAGAAACCGATGATGAAATTGATGTTGAAATTGAAGAGGGAGAAATTATCTCCGACGAAGATGTCGAAGATGTATTAATGGCTGACGGGGGTGAGGAATACGATGAATTCTTCCAAGAAGATGATGACGAAGGCATAGATATCGCGGGACTTATGAGCTCCCTCTTGGCGACACCAGACGGTGATACTATATGCTCTGCTCTAGTCAATCTTTGTTACCAATTGGAAACACAAAATAAAATTCTCATAAAGATGCTTTCCAAAATGCAACCACCAAAATCAGCTTAGAAAGAAGAATTGTAATTCATTAAATACGTAGGAATGGAAGATACCCATTTCATTGATAAGGAACCTAACAAGTTTGGGGCTCTGGTAGAGCTACTGAAGGAACATATCCAATCAATGAATGGAGATAAAGTCGCGTCCACTATTGACGACTGGGAACAACACTGGGATCTCAAAACAAATGATTTTCGAAATGCCCGTGAGTTGGGATATCGCCAGTTTGTCCACCCCGATAATTTTGACGAAGATGGTAATCCTAACCCATCGCGGATTGATGTATTAGCTATCAAAGGTATCCGTGAAAAGCAGAGAACATATCTCGTTAATCTTAAAAACCATGCGCGCGCTCTTAAAATTCATAAACACGAACCAAATGACGATGGTATTACCCTGGTGAAACGTATCAATAATATCCTTAAACAGTTGAGTGATGGCTATGAAAATATTCGTCGTCACTACACTTCATTTGAGAGAGTGGATAATCCAACAGCTCAGCCACAATTTAACATAAATGGCGACCCATCTACGATGGATGAAGATGAGATTGAAAAGTCCACACCATTTCAAAAGTGTCTTCTGTACTCTCTGGATGAAACATACAAAGCCGGTTATCGTAGATACAAGGGTCAATGTTGTGAAGAAATTAAGACAATAGATGGTCATAGAACCCGCGCCTGGAAGCCAAAATTCACCATTGAACAGTTTGTATATTCTCTCGCACAGAAAGATGACGATTTTATTACATGGAAAAACTTTACTAGCCGGGGATCTGTTTTCCGAGATGTGATTGATAATATGACAAAATGTATAGACGGGCAATTCCCGGAAATCACGAAGAGGCGTCATGTATGGTCATTTAAGAATGGTGTTTTTGTCGGTAAGGAGTGGATCCCAGATAGGGGTGTGTACGACTGCTGCTTCTATCCGTATGATAGTGCGGAGTTCCGATGCCTTGATCCAACAATCATTGCGTGTAAGTATTTCGATCAGCAATTCGATGACTTCTCCCATGTCGAAAGATGGCAGGATATTCCAACGCCGTGGTTTGATTCTGTTCTCAAGTATCAAAACTTCGACGAAGAGGTGTGTAACTGGGCGTATGTCATGGGTGGTCGCCTATGTTACGATGTGGGGGAACTTGACGGATGGCAGGTGATCCCCTTTTTCAAGGGTATTGCACGTTCTGGTAAGAGTACCCTGATTACAAAGGTGTTCAAGAAGTTCTACGAGAATGAAGATGTCGGCACCCTTTCAAACAATATTGAAAAGAAGTTCGGACTTTCGGCTATTAAGGACTCATTTATGTTTATTGCACCAGAGGTAAAAGGCGACCTCGCCCTTGAACAGGCCGAGTTTCAGTCGATGGTTTCGGGTGAAGATGTATCGGTTGCGGTGAAGAACAAAACGGCGGTATCGATTGAATGGAATGTCCCCGGGGTTTTGGGTGGTAACGAGGTTCCGAATTGGAAGGATAACTCTGGTTCTGTTCTCCGCCGTATTTTGGCGTGGAACTTCTCAAAACAGGTCAGAGATGCAGACCCACAACTCGACGAAAAGTTGAATGGGGAACTACCTAAAATTCTTCTCAAGTGTGTGAAGGCATATCTCGCATACTCAAATAGTTATAGGAACAAGGATATATGGAATGTGGTTCCAGAGTATTTCAAGAAGATCCAGAAGCAGGTGGCGATGGTTGCGAGTACGCTCCACAACTTCCTTGAAAGTACAAGTATCACCTTTGGAAAGGAGCTCTTTGTACCACAGGCGTTGTTCATCCAGGTATTCAACCAACATTGTCAAGCAAACAACTTGGGCAAGCCCAGGTTCAACCAGGATTTCTATGCGGGACCATTTAGCTCTCGTGACATTGAAGTCAGGGAAGAAATAGTTAGCTACAAGGGTAGAACATATCCCAAGCAACCTATCATCTATGGTCTGGATGTGGTTGAAGAAACTCTTGGGTTCACCGATGACTATTAAAAAAAATGATACCCCATAGTAGAATGAGTCAGCAGCTCAGGGAATTTGTCAAGCAGTCGGGGGTGGAAGTTCGCCCCACGAACAGCCCAAGTTCTGTTTCTACGACTGCGTCAAATAATGCACTAATTAGAGAAATTGAGGCGGATATGGCTTTTCCTCCACGCCTTGAAAAAAATATTATAAGCAACGAAAACTATGGCGAGTTTGCCGAATTTGTTCATATGTCAAACAGCAATGATAATACCAACGAAGTCATCGCAATGGCCATGAAGCCCGCAACACCCACTTTGACATTTAAGATTAGTAAGTTGAATCCTGGGATGTTCAATGCGACTGTGAATAAGAACTTTAGTGCTGAATCGAGAATTGATCTTAAGAAGATTCTCCTCAAACCCCCACTTCCCAAAACACCAATCGGCGAAGGTCTTTATTTAGAAACTAGAGAGATCAATGGTATGTATGGACGTTTTACTACAGGTTTCTCTCATACTCGCGAATACGGGAAAAAGGGTGACCTCAATAAGAACTTTTTTACTGTTCAATTGAAGGTTTTGATTTCTGATAATAACGAATCCAAGGGTGCGACAGTCAACTTTTATAGAAATGGCAAAATTCGTTTCTCGGGTGGGTTTCTCGGAACAAATATATCAAATCAACCCGAACTCATCCGTCGTTTCATTGTTGGTAACTACAGCGAGAAGGAAGCCTTCCTCTACAATCCATTTGAATATAACAATCTCAGTGGCCAGTTTAGAGTGAATGGCATTTTCAAGAATTTGGTCTTACTTACAAAAAGATTTGTGTCCAATTATGGAGCTACGGATGTCAAGTATGATTCGGAACTCTCGCCATTCATGTATCTCACATATAGAGGTCATAAATACATATTGGCCAAGTCCGGTAACATTCAAATATCGGGCGCTCCAACGCCCGCGGATATGCTTAGAGCATACACCGATGGTTCTCAATTGGCAAAAGTACTTTATGAAAAGGGTGAAATCTACCTAACTGCGTCTGTACCAAATAGATTGGTCAAGGGGAAGAAGGTCAAGTCACCCAAGAAGAAGTCTATTTTGAGCAAAAAACAGGCGTCGGCCCTTAAAATTGACGCCAAGCAATGTATGCGTATGTCAAAACCAGAGCTTGTGGATCTCGCAAAGAAGATGGGTGTCGTTGGAATCACAACATCCACAAAGAAGGGGGAGATTTGTGAAAATATTAAGAAGATTTCGGGGGTGAAGAGTGCTACTTTCCGTAACACCGACAAGAAGAAGAATGTTGCCCTTGTTGGATCTGGTAAAGACTTCAAGGTTGGTCGCGCCACTTGTACGGGCTACAGTAAGACTGAACTTCTTCGCGTTGCGAGTATTCTTAATATTAAACTTGATCCCAAAGAGACAAAGGTCACCCTCTGTAAGAAGATTGAAACGGCTCGTAACGCTATGCTTGCTCCCAAACCCAAGCCAAAGACGCCACCCACTCGCAAAGAAGTGGCGAAAAAGAAGAGAAATGTAAAGAAAGAGCAGGTCATCAAGAAGAGGGGTCTCAGTGAAAACGCCATTCGTAAAGACATTGTCAAACTCTATGGTAAACGGTGGATGGATCGCTACAAGAATGTGATGCCTTCTCTTAATAATGATGTTAAGGAGATGAAAACTCGCCTTAACAAATTGAAAACCGGAAACAAACAGGGTATTCCTTTCAAAAGAGACGTGGATATTATCAAAAAGAGACTCGTTAATCGGTGGAAGAGTGAGAGAGGTAGAAACCTGGAAAGGAAAGTTATTCGTACTCAGTTGAATGTCGCGGGTGTACCAAATAGACTTGTCGCTCAATACAGAAATGCGGCGACAAATTACATCATGAACAATGGCCCAACGATGAAACAACTTGAAAAGTACAAAAAGACGTGGTTAAACTTAAGGAATAAGTGACAATTTAATTAAACATGCAAGAGACAATCGAGCAGCAAATCATTGGAAGACTTGAGATTGGAAAGGAACGGTATGGGCAAGGTGTGATTGTTGATTCGGATACACGGGAGTGGGGAACACCTAAAAACTCTTGGATTGATATGGCAACCGAAGAGTTTTTAGACGCAATTATTTACGTCATTGCCGATTACATTAGACAGGGAAGACAAAACTCGAAGTGGTCAGCCCTTGAAATTGATTATAAGTTCGATGAAAAATTTAGACAGGAGGATCCAGACGGTGTCGGGACGCCGACCGATCTATGCATCGATGATGATAACAAGCTCATCTTACATATTCTTAAAAATTACCAAAAAATTGACAGTCCCAAACATCATATGATGATTTGGAATTTACTCAACATTTTACTCGTGAGTTCACAGTTTTAGTCGGTTCGGCAATCTGCTTAAGGTGGATACCATGATAAGCGAACTTATACTTTGGAAATATATCCCTTATAAGGTTTGAAAGGGCCACCGCTTCCACTGTGTAAGACGTACCGGAACAAACCGAATTTCGTTCAATTTGAAGAAAACGATCCTCCATTTGAACGAACTTCTTTAGATTTTCCTCGCCCATACCTTCACTACGCATAAGAAGGTACATCTGTTTGGACATACCTCCGCTTAAATGAAAATTTTTAGAACCCGCTATTTCTTCTGAATTAACCTTATTTTCGAACATAAGAAATAACGCTAAAAGGGGGAGTACGTATCGTATCATTTTACTTATTACATAGATCTTTATATTTTGTATACCGCCCCCCTATTGGCACCACCGCCATGTACGGCTCCCCATTCATATGGGCCGTAACAATGCGAGTTTGTACCACCACCTAATTGAGTACCTTCCACGTCACCCTTACATTCCCGGTTGAGGAGAGTTTGTGCTTCGGAAATGTCATTCGCGCAGTATACCTCAAAACCGTGTTCGTTTGGGCATTCGAGACTCATATATTCAAAATCAGCACACTGGCTGCGAGCTTGGGATTCCGTTTTCCAACGACCTTTACCCCTCCATCCCATTTCACTGCGGCGGCGTGTATTGACACACTTAAGCATGCCCGTCGCCGTCCCATCTCCGGGAGTTTCATCTGTATCTGGAACGACCACGTCACTTACATGCCCCACGGGTTCACCTTCACCTTCTACACCCGCGTCTTCTGGTATAAGTGCCGAACATTCCTCGACCGACGAACAGGATTGGGTTGAATCGACAGACGCCGATGTCGCCGCCGTCGTCGTCGCCTGTCTCGAAGACGAAGACGAAGATGAAGACGACGTCCTTGCCGATGATGAGTCGCTCTGGGAAACAGATACCCCAGCGGATGGGCCCGCACTTGGACCCAACGTGTTCTCACCCATATTCATGAACACAATAGTGGTAGTAATAATAATTACGAGTATGACAACGCCACTTATGACGATACGAGACATCTTACTTATTACATAGGAATTAATTTAGACAAATCATTTACTTTGTGGACTATGTTGAAAAATTCATCACGAGTTGAGACTTTAGTCGCGTCGATAATTTCAAACTCAATTTGGTACAAACAATCTTCTTCGGCGTCCATGTCGGCATTATCACCTGATGAAATTGTCATGTCGATACTGAGATTTTTTCGGATAAATGAATGACGAGTCTTTGTGCGAACTCGATCCATGTCGTATTCGCCCCATGTTGGAATCTCACGGGACACACTAAAACGCATATCAAAGGGTGTCGCGCTGAAGTCATCTTTCAAAACATTAATCTTTTGGATCATCACCCCATTTTCACCAGTATCTTTATTCACAGAGAGACGAATATGATTCGGGTCGCTATAATACACATCAAGTTCAGACGTTTCAACTTTCTCCCATCCGTTATATTTGTGAAGACCTTCCATTACCCTGTCAAATGTGTCCTTGCCCACGTTGGTATCGAAGAATGATCCATTATGTTTACCGAGACGCATCTCAATTTCAATGTGTTCCTCACCCCTGTGCGATTCAACCACGGGAAGGAGCTTATCAACGATGGATTTGATGTCAAGCATTGTTTTGTTACATTAAACATACGCGCCATTTTCTTAAGTGTTTTTTTATACATAAAATATAATGAAGGGGTTTAAAAACCTCGGAAATACCTGTTATTTTAATACAGCTATACACTGCCTTTTACATGTCCCACTTCTTTCAAACTATTTTTTACAATTTGGGTATCGGGGTGAATGTGAGTTTACACAATTATACAAGGAGCTTGTTCATTTTTACTGGCTTTCTAAAGAAAAGAGCGTTGTAGATTTGACACCACTTTTGAAACAGTTCTACAAAGGGTTCCCAAGGTTTGAAGACAAAGAACCACACGACACACAAGAAGCAATCCTTTGTATCATAGATATTCTGGAAAGATCGTGTCCTGAAGTAAAGCCGTGGTTTTATGGGAAAAAGACACAGGAAACGATATGGCCCAGTGGAAAGGTCCAATCCCAAGAAGATTTTGGTATTCATATCGTAACTTCAGATGGAACTGACCTCGCTGAGATGCTTACAAAGAGTACCGATTGGAATGTAATTGAAAATTTTGAAGACAACGAAGGGAAGGTTCACAATGTTGCGACAACCCGAATGATATTTTCAAAACTTCCACAAACGCTAATAATTTCATTTGATAAAAAAAGTCATGTAAATGTTATCGAAAACATTACTATTGACAAACACGAATACGAACTTGTGGCGAGCGCGATTCACACTGGAATACAACAAGATGGACACTATGTGAGTTTCGTAAAAAACGAGGATGTATGGTATTACACAAATGATACTCAAGTTACTAAGGCTGATCTTCCAGAGACTGCGGGGCATTACGTTCTGGTCTACAATCTAAGAACTCCTTCATCTGAATATTCTCCTTGATGTTAACTATAGTCCTATAAAATGTGCGACGATTGTTGGGGTGCGTTTTATCTCTCCGCCTCTTGATAGGCTTCCACCATATGGGACCCGGTTCCCATGTGATGTACATACATTCAACGATAGCCCCTTCTTCAAACCAGGGTTCGTTCATTGTGGTTAGGGGAAATTCACTCTCAAAGAATAGTTTTCCTTTCTCTTGAACATAGAGTTTCCAAACTGGATCACCTTTCTGACCAACACCCTTAAAACTTTCCCCCCTCTTCATGAGGAAGTCAACTGTATTCTTTTCACATGGCTTCCATTTGAACATAGTTTCGTGGGTTCCAATCCGCATTGGCTCATTCACGGGTGTGAATACGAGTCCATCCACTCTTTGTTCGACTGTGGGAAGGTACTGATACATGAAGTGATCAAAGTCTCGCATGGCGTGAAATGTTTTCATCTTGAGACGATACATATCAGACTTTACATAAATGATACCCTTCATCATCTTTTCAGCCGCTGCGAGTCTTCCGAGGAGGTTGAGATGTCCAATAGGTTCGCCACACACAAGGAGAGCGTCATAGACCATGAGCGTGTTTTCGTAGAGTTCTCCGTCAAGGATCGTACCTTCATAGACTTTCCTGCTGAGCCTCAATTTTACGGGAATCATATCAAATGCGCGGTTCACCAACATACACACAGGTTTACCTTCGTATGTTGTCGCAACTAACATATGCCTCTCCCCGTCGGTTTTTTCGCATACAACGTATTCGTTACCCTTGAGTGTCGGAAAGTGCTTGTACTCGATTGAAATTGGTTGTGGACCCGGGAAATACCCCTTGCTTCCCCAAACATGATGGATGTAGCTTACAACATGTTTGTGAATTGATGACGACATGTATTTATTATTGGTTTAAACTTTAATTGGCTTTAACACCCGCAGCGTTCAAGATATTACTAACACACTCATGTGTGTAAGTCATAATCAACTTAGATGCTGTAAATGCGTGAATCTTCACTTTCTGTTCCCTCAACTTTTCAAACATCTTTACATGGAGATTGACATTACCCTTTTTATCTCTGGCGTTTTTCATTATATTCTTTGTGAATAGAACATATGATCGAGCATTGGTGTTGGTAACCGTGTATATATCCGTTGATATCTTTCTATCCACTTCTGTATCAAAGTTGAGACCCATCTGCGAAACCGGTTCTTCCGAACCTTCCCTGACCTTGTGCTTAAACAGACCCCAATCAATACCGTCCTTTACACCCGGGAAAACTAAAGCACCTATTCCTTCGTGATCTTTAAAAATCTGCTTAATGGATTCTTCGTCCACGCTGATACCAAAGTCAACAAAGAAAATGCGATCACATTTTGTGAGGGTTTTCTGAATCATTTCAACTACATCAAATGGATTGTCGTTTACATACAAAATCTCATTCTGAACATTATTTCGAAGACAGTGAATGTTGAGTTTGAGAACTGAATGAAGTGTCTTTACGGAACACGATTTTGAACGAGTTACAACAATGGTACAAATCTTCATATTACATATAATGGGCCTCTAAGCCTTAAGCCTATCATTAAGACATCCACTAAATGGAAGATTTCCTACGTGTCCGAGAGTTGTATTAATGTCTGCGTAAATTTTTCCATCGCACTGCTGCCATCTGCGGCAAAAGGCGTAATCTTCTGACAGGAATCTTCGAGATTCCGGGTCTATCATGGTATCAAATGCTGCGTGGTATTCGTCAAAATCCCTGTTTTGGTGATCATTTTTACACCATAGTTCGGGGAATTTTTCCTCTAACTTTTTGAAAACATCTCTTTTTATAACCATGAACCCAGTTGGACCATCAAGTACGGGAATGAAACCATTCTCAACAGATATTCTATGAGCTCCAAAGTTGACGACCAGACTCGAAGCAAGCATAGCCATGTTGCGATCGTCGCCCCCCTTTACAGCGTTAGCCGCCTGCTCCCACATGACCACCTTCTTGGGATAACACGCAACACTTACATCATGACTGGATTTAATAAGGCGCACAACGGATTCCGCTTCAAAATCTATATCAGCATCAATAAACATGAACAGCTCACAGTCAGTTTTCTGCATGAAACGACCCACAGCTACGTTGCGAGCCCTGTGGACGAGCGATTCATTTTCAGTTGTATCGAGATAGAGTTGTACTCCTTCTTTGAGCAGTAGAATTTGAAGTTTAACTATACTTGTCATATAACGTTCTAAACATAAGCCTCCATAACATGGCGTAGACAGAAACAATTTGACCATTCTTTATTACAAATAGTTTTTAGCCTCTAAGTGTTTTTTCATAATATTTTCAATCTTATTCAATGTTGGTACAGATACGGAGCATTTTTCACATACCTGCGCCTTCGTGATCCCATCTTTGAGAACTATGTAGATGATCGCAGATGCTACACTATTCGGTGTCTTACTCATGAGTTCCACGCAATCATCTACTGCTGAACACATCTTGTTACACTTGTATCTATCTTCGCGAGATATATCAAAATAATTAAGAAGTCTCTGCATCACATCAGACGCCTTTGTTACATAGTTCTTTTCGGTCACCCCCATAATTGTATCTTTGAATATCTGGGTTGTCCGACTAACATCTTTCGATTGGATTCCAAACATTTCCGCGATTTCACTTGTTGTTCTTGGGCATTGCGCAAGTCTACACGCGTATAATACGCAATTGGCTTTGATTCCAAGTCTCACTGCACCGCGGGTCAATTTTCCGTCATTGAACTTTCTGTACATCATCTTGGCTTCTTTGAGAACTGTATCTGGTAGAGTGTGACATGCCTCATCTATATCGCGGTACGCGTGGAAAAGTGACCGATCCTTGTGATTCATAGACATGTGAAAATTGATTTTCGCCATTCTCTTATTTTCATAAGTTGATGAGCGTTGTGTTGAAATGATAGTACCCTTTCCCCAGTTTTGGGAAAAGAGTTCGGGGTTTGCATTTGGATTGCCGCATCTCGATGGGTCATTTACCCGTCCATCATCTGTGAGTCCACTCGTCCACTCAGGAGTGTCGTCTACAAAGTTGTCATCTACAAGACCACATTCTGAACAAGTTGGTAGTCCCTCCGGTGAAATAATTTTCACTCCTGAGCATTCCCTACAAAAATTGGTATTCACTGGCTTTTGTTCGTTGTTTTTAGGTAATAATTGGTCTAGATCAGACCAGATAGCTGCCAGCATATTGGTATAAATTGGGGCGAGCTTTTTTTGCTTTTTGGAATTACGCACCAAAACTTAGGTTATCTGCGTGCGCTTTGGCCATAGCTTCAATGGCATTAACAGTTTCCTTAAAACTGCGCGCCCCTGGAGATTTTGGCTCCCAGGCATTCCATTCCTTGTCTATGGCTTTATAGTCGGAGGGTGGAATTACTTTACCGTCAATCTCGTTATCTGGTACAATGAAATCATCCATCTCTGAATCACTCTCATCTTCGTCGTAGATTTCAGAATCGGAATCTTCAATGTCAATTTCATTTAGATTAGCATATAGACCGTCCTTAATCATTTTGAATTCCAAATCTTCAAAAGTTGTTCCACTTGGGTAATGTTCCATCACACTTTCGTATGGAGCGGGGTTCATGTCACCGTCTTCAAGTTGATAGACACAGGCGGATTTATATATGAGTTCAGTAGGGTTTAGATAACGCACCCCGAGGACCAGGCCAGTGTTCATTCCCACCACGGCTAAAAAATCATCCTCTATATCATCTTCGTTTACCAGTAGCTTCACTATATCATTTTCGTTTATTTCTGTTGGCACAATCATGCTTAGAGTTTTCCAGCAAAAAATTATCAACGATAATACTACAGATGAAAATCACAATTTATTCGAAGGAAGGATGTCAATACTGCGACCATGCCGTCACACTGTGTGAATCGGAGGGGATAGATTACGAAAAAGTTATGATTGAGAAGGAGGATCTCAAAAAGTTGTGTGGCGGTAGGCTTGATTCCTACCCTCAAATATTTCGTGACGGACATCACATCGGAAACTACTTTGAATTCCAAGAATGGGTTGAGGAAGAGTATGAACCTATTCTGGCCCCCACCCTAAACAGATTTACAGTCTTCCCCCTGAAGTATCCACAACTCTGGGAACTCTATAAAAAGGCTCAAATGAGCAATTGGACTGCGGAAGAAGTTGATTTGTCCAAAGATCTTGACGACTGGAAGACCCTGAATGAAAATGAAAAGAAATTCATAAAGTACATCCTGGCATTCTTTGCTGGGTCCGATGGAATTGTTTTTGAGAATATCAATAACAATTTTGCAGATGAAGTGCAGATAAGCGAAGCTCGTTCTTTCTACGCGTACCAATGCCATAATGAAATGGTTCATGGTGAAACATATTCAAAAATGATTGACAAATATATCAAGGATGGATCTGAAAAGAAGCAGTTATTTGAAGCAATTCAAACTGTGCCTTGTATTGAGAAGAAGGCGAAATGGGCAATGAAATGGTTTGATGCAAAGTCTCGCTCCTTCGCTGAACGCCTTTTTGCGTTTGCGTGTGTGGAGGGTATCTTCTTCTCCGGGTCATTCTGTGCTATTTATTGGTTGAAGAAGCGGGGTCTCATGCCAGGTCTATGCTTCTCAAATGAACTTATTTCCCGTGACGAGGGGCTTCACCAGGAGTTTGCCGTGGAACTTTACAAGGTTTTGCGCAATAAACCCAATGTTAATACACTTCACGCCATTGTGAAGGAGGCGGTTGAGATTGAAAAGGGTTTCATTCTTGACGCTCTACCATGTAATCTCATCGGGATGAACTCTGAAAAGATGGCTGAATATATTGAGTATGTGTCTGATCGCCTACTCAAACAGATTGGAGTACCCCCAATTTGGAACTCAAAGAATCCATTTGACTTTATGGAAAATATCTCCCTCGATGGGAAGACGAACTTCTTTGAGAAAAGGGTTGGGGATTATGGGAAACTGGATGATGATTCGGGTGAAATTGGGTTTGATGAGGACTTCTAATTTTTTAATAGTTCCAAAGCTTTCAATTGAAAGATATCACACTTAGCATTAATATCAAGCGAAACCTGTGTGACATCTTTTATAATTGCTTCATCTTGAGATACAGTCTCGAACATTTTATTGTAAAATCTTCTATAGACAAGTGGATTGTTGAGTATTGGCATTTTTGGATATAGCATGCACCACGATATCTTTGTTGATGTATCGTCCATTGGGAGAAGTGTACTGAATGTAATAAACTCGTATGGGTCTTTAAGTTTGATACGAATGATTGTTGTGTAAGGTGCTACAAAGCGACTGTGTATTTCGGAGCCATTTTCCGGCTGCATGTGCTTAGTGAACACCGAAGATGCCTTGGGTTGTACCACGGCGTGACAGTCAACATACTTGTCAAACACATTGATTTTGGTATTCCTTATAATACCGTTATCCTCGTCGGCAAAGTTGTGAACAAAGTTAATATGGGAAATATCTGTAGCATTTAAAATCCAATCAAGGACGGTTCCCTGAACTTCTTTTGAACCGTAGACCTTTACCCAATTTGGATCGTACAACTCCGGACAATATTTCGTGGGTAAATTATCCTCGTTTTTAGATGACCAAATAAATCCGCCATCTTCCATTACCGGGTATGACAGTATATCGGCCTTACAAGGGATGTTATTCATTGAGGGAACGTTGACGAGTTTTCCAACTGAATCAAATTCCCAACCATGATACGGACATTGAATATTATTACCTTTCACTCTCCCGTTACAAAGATTCGCGCCTCGATGGGGACATACGGAATCTACCACAGATATTTTACCATCACTCCCTTTAAAAAGTACGTGTTCTTTCCCCTTGATTCGTAACCGCTCTAACTTAAGTCCTTGTGAAACACCTAGACCGAGCATTTACTTACACCGAGATAAAGATAAGATACAAATATCTTACAATTAAGGCACACACATACATGCAGCTCGCAATTTTACAATCAGTGGTTGGCGGGCCCGGACCTCTCATTGTGGAATATAACGGTCAAATGTTTATCGAAAATTGTCTTACAATTACCCATAAACATGTGAATAGTATTCACGAAAAAATCAAAAATATTAAAAACTTAAAAATCGAACAAACGACGGATAGATCATTTATTATAACAGGGTAGGGTTAAGATCCATAGATCCAAGTTCAAGACCCGTATCAACAAATGGTTCATCCACCATACCCGGTTTCATCACAACATCAATTTGTTTTTTTGGTGGAACAACGCCCTCCTTACAATCGGAGCACCCCGCAGAGGGGCCAATATCCTTCACTTTGGGGAGATCCTTCCTGACATTCATCATACCCCATACAATCATCACAAAGACGAGAGCATGTATGAGGAGACCCACGGTCGATGGGCAACCATTGGGGGTCGCGATGCGTGGACCGAGGATTCTCCTGACAAGTCGGAAAGTCTCTGGGTTCGCGACAACGAAAAAAGTCAGACCCGAGATGATGGAGGTTATGAACTTCTCCTGCTGCTTCGAACCATTGCAACCACAGCCACAGTCTTTAAAGAGACCCATATCTTTTTTACCATGGGTTGACAAAAAAAATTGACTTAAAGTCAAGTCACGTAGTAGAAATATAATACCCACAACAAATGTCGCTCGCTATCCAACGATCCTCAGAATTCTCCCCAACTGATGTTGGCTTTTCTAAACTCCGTAAAAATAAAAATGGCGGAAAGACCGTCTACCTGAACAGTGGTGACAATAAAAAACTTTACATCCAACTCCCATTTCTTCGCTCTCCGTATGGACTCAGTGCGTTCACTGACGAGGGCACTGGACGCACCACTTATTCTCTTGACCTCAGTTTTGATAATGATAACGCTGAAGCGATGGAACTTCACGACAAGCTGAAGGAGCTTGACGAGATTATTGTAAATACTGTCGCTGAGAATTCCAAGGAGTGGCTAGGGAAGGAGTTCAATGTGGCCGTTTTGCGCGAGGCCCTGTACAAGCCAATGGTTCGCCCAAGTAAGGAACCATACCCATCTACTCTCAAGCTCAAGATTGCTACCAAGCCGGATGGTTCGTTTGTTCCGGAGGCTTACTCTATGAAGAGAGAATCTGTCCCCCTTGACAGCATTGAAAAGGGTCAAACTGTTATGGCCATTGTTGATGTGAGCTCCATTTGGTTCATTGACAACAAGTTTGGTGTGACGATCCGTCTCCAACAGGCTCTCCTTGAACAATCCAACAAGCTTCCATCGTTTGCCTTCCAGGGTGTTGACACTGGAGACGCTGATGAAGTTGATGAAGACATTGAGATTGACGAAGAAGAAGTAGATGAAGAATAATTTATCATGATATAATAAACAGTATGGAAGGAGAAGATAAAAAGGATACCGGTTCTCAAATCCCCGTGATTATATCCGCGATCGCGTGCGTGTTCGCTATATCCGCTGCATACTTTCGCGCAACTGGAACACTTTTGTAATTAAAAATTTCTCGTAAATAAATAGATATGTTTCACCTAAGCGACCTCCCCTCTGGTAAACTTTACCGCAGAATGAATTTTTTAAGAATTCGTCAGGAACTCGCGAAACTTATCAACGAAAGAGATTATGATGGTCTTTCGTTGAGAAGTCCCGATATCGTCACTTGTGTTGAATTTGAGATAGCAGAAGAATATGAACACCCAGAATCGTACCTAATTTATTGGATTGCGGAGTGTTCAGATCATACCGCTGGGCGTCTTATGTTCCATATTTTTAAGAACGCTTGTGGCGAACATTCCCATTATCATTGGACTGAAATCATGCGAGCGTCGGGAAAATCAATGATGATTGGCGCTGTGATGAGTGAAAATCTAAAACTCCTCGAACACGCAATGTGTCATGTAGATGAGATAGAATTGGAACGCACACTTTATGATATTCACCTTCCAGTGGTTGAAAAATGGTATGAAAGAAACTTTGTAGTAACCTAAGTGATACTCAATCTTGTAATTATCAAGTTAAAATAATGATCTCCAAATCTACAGCAATCTGTGAGGATTCAAATACCCGTCCCCCGGACGGCAAGTATTTCGTGGTCGTTTGTGAAGATGATACAAACGCGCGTTCGTTTGCCGGAGCGAATGCATTACAGTTACCCGACAATTACCTTGACGATCTAGATTCGGAAAATTTCATATGTTGCGGTTATTCGTTTGCCGGTTTGGTAGACGGTGTTAATTACGTTGATGGAAATATGACAAATCTCTATTATGCAAACATTACCAATGTCACACATGTTCATGAAAATATCACCCAGTATCATGAAAATGTCACACATGTTCATGAAAATATCACATATCATGAAGATTACCACAACCACTCAAACTACATCAACAATGTCACGAATGTCCAACAAAATCACACACACAAACACAATAACACATATATACAACAAAATCACACACATACACATGTCAAAGATATGAGAACAAGTCACTATCACGAAAATATAACAAGTCACTATCACGAAAACATAACAAATAACTATCTTCAAAGTGTAGTGCAAATTGATGGAAAAAACCAAACGGGTGATTTGGACGACCTATTTAATTATTCGAAGTATTCAATGCTTTTTGGAGGGGTTTCTATGATTTTATCGGCTATGATATTACTATTTACCCTTATTGGTATATGTATGCGATCTAATAGACGCAATTATAGAAACTATCCTCAGATGCGTACTTATCCCCAAATCCACCCACAACCAGTGAACGTGGCGCGCCCGTCCGAGGTACATTTGAGGCATCCTGTGGACATGATCCGACACGCACAAACCGCAATCGACGATGTCTCGGAGCATATTTCAGAGGGTACCTATCTAGTAACGATGAACGCTCTCAGTGAGGCATATAATCGCATCCCACAACCAAGCGCCCCGCAGATTCCTATAATTAATAACTTAAGTCAAGTTTAGATGTATGTAAATGTAAGATGAAACGATTAATAATATTTGACCTCAATGGGATCTTTTTAGTTCGCCGGCGAGATGCTACCTCCCAAAAACCAGATTTCGTAGTTGGAAATTTCAAATGTTTTGTACGTCCCGGTATTCGAAAGTTTCTTAAATGGGTACATCACAATTACGATGTGGCTGTGTGGTCTTCAACTATGCCTCATAATACTATACCTATCGTGAGACATATTTGGGGCAAGAAGATGAAAGATCTGAAGTTTATTTATTCTCAGAGACAATGTACTAAAGTTGGTACTATGGATAGTGGAAAGCCTATATTTCTCAAAGAACTTAAATATGTGTGGGAGATGTTTCCGTGGTATGACGAAACGAATACATTATTGATAGATGATTCTCCTCATAAAGTAGTCAACAATCCACCAAATACATCTATCCATCCCGAACCCCTAACATTCGAAACCCTAAAAAATCCAGTAGATTTACGAGAATTGATAGCAAATAATCGCACTTAAACATAAGCCTCTCATTCTAGATAATGTTGAAGAAAGTGTTTGAACTTTTTGTTAAAGTCGAAAAACCCAAGTTAGGTCGATGGTCTCTAAAGACATGTAATGAAATGGCAACTTCTATAAACTCTGTATACCAGAACAGAGATCACTGTGGTGATACGATATGTAAAACACCAAAGAAGGCATCGGAGTATTCGGATAAATCTAAACCTAAGTAACACTGGGAGATCTAAAAAGTTATACAAACATGATTCGCACACTCGTTGCCATTCTCGTGCTCACGCACACCGCTCGCGCGGACACATGCCTACAACGCTATCTCGGTTCAATCAATGTCTCAAGTTCGTGTGATGAATACAACTGCTTTGACGGCGCTCATATTAACGGGTTTGACATCTCGTGCACGTCGGGCGTCAGTGAGGCTGAGTGCGCAGAGATATGTTGCTCAGAGACCAATTGTATGGGCTTCGACTACAGCGCGAGCGACCACGGGTGGCCAGCGTCCGATATGCGCGGGCGTTGCTGTACTTCTTACGTCTCACGCTTCGATGGTGCCTTTGAGCATAATGGCGGCACATACCGCAGTTGTGAGAAGAACAGCGTCACCTGCTCATCTCCTTCACTCCCTCCTTCTGCGTATATTCCGACACCAAGTGACCCAATCACGGAGTGTTGGATCGACGTTTTAACGGAATCTCACAATGGTAACGAATGTTTTGAAGAAAAATGCCCACCGCTCCACAATAAGGGTGGCAAATGGTGCAAACTACACGATATGGCTAACAAGAAGGTATGTTGTGGCGATGATTGTTGCGAACCCAACGTTGGCGCAATCGTTGGCGTCGCCATTGCTATCGTCACCGGTGTCACGCTACTCATCACCCTTTCCTGTTACTCCGGAAGGTGTGGTTGCTTCAGGTACCGACGCAACCAGCTCATCGCAACCGCCCACGCGATGCAACGGCCACAACAACCACAGGTCGTGTATGTCCAACCGACAGCGCCCGTGCAGGCCTTCGCGTCCGTGTAATCACCCGTCTAGTCGTTTTAATAACAATCGAAAGTCTCAATTTTACCCCTAAGTCAGGATTGGACCCATGTAATTTCAACTGAAATAATGGAAGACCTTACCTCGCTTATGGAGACCCTCGACCTGGTTGCCAAGTCAATCCCGGAGGGCGAATACTTGAAAATGTGCCATAATATGAAAAACTTATACAAGGTCGTGCCACGGGCAACTTCCCCCGAAGCATACTTACCAAGGAATAACCCCGTAAGACGCGAACAACCACCTCAAGTTGCCCGCCTTCAGGAACTTACTAGGAATTACAATCGCAGAAAGAGGGAAATTCATCGCCACAAAAGCCGTCTCAAATATATGCATATCAAAAAGAGAGTGACCGCTGGAGTCAGGCAGAGTGCGGTTCGTGAACGATGTGACCAACTTGGAATACGACTTCGAGAATATACTATTGATGAACTTCGTGCGAAGGGTTATCACATTCCCGACGAACGAAGCTTTTACCGTGGTTATATGGAGAGAGTGAACCACCGGACACAAGCTTTAATAAATGATTTGGATGGACGCATTAGAGAAATGAATGAGGAAACCGACCGGGATATTGTTGAATGGGACGCACTCTACCTCGAGGCCTATGATGTACCGCGCCCGGTGGATTGGTTCTGGTATTCTCAAGCTGGTTATGTGTAGATTATTCCGGAGCAGTAGCTCTGAGACATCCTTCCTTCAGGTATCGAGCCTCAGTTTCAGTGGTACCGATATATTTATAAAGATGATCTTCCTTTGGTATCGTACCAGACAGTGTGAATACATTGGATACCTGAGCGTAAAATAGAGTTGGGTCGACAGAAAGTTCCTGACTTTTATCCCAAGTGGACAAGAAAGTTTCGCATTTTGTCTTATCCATGTCGGTCATGAAATTGACCAAATCCTGAGTAGCCTGATTGTCTCCTTCGCCGCTATCGTTTTCCGTCGCAGCGGCAAGAGTATTGATGCCCTTGATTTCCTCTGATAAATCTCCAACGGCCTTTTTAAGTTTTTCGCCTTCAACTGTTTTAATGTAATGTGGTCCTGTACCAGGAATTGATCCCGCGAACCACCCTCCCGCCGCCACCGAAGATGACACTGAGCAGCACAGACAGAGAATCAAAATGGCAGACATTTTATATTATGGATATATTTTTATTTTGTAGGAGGTGGTACATCTTCCAGTTTATTTTCCGCTAAATCCATGTCTTTGATACATCCGATTAACATGCCCAAATTGAATCCGGCTACTAACCCTCCCGTAATAAGACTCCCAATTCCTAGAGATTTAATGACATTTTTCATCTTATCTTATACATCAAAAAAAATAATGGGTAATTACAAGATGAATTACACTCGTGTTGTTTTTGTAAGTGTCATGTTATACATCACTTTGCTGTTGATAAATACGAACAGCCTGGAAAAGAAGATGATGTACACACTCTTAAATGATGCCGATTGGTGGACTATAACACACCATTCGGTCAAATACGATCCGGGTTTGATAAATTATATTCAATCACCTTTCTATTTCGATCGGAATCGGCTCACGAAAGTGTCTAGGGGTCAGATATATGACGCGTACTGTTTCACTAAGCCATACGCTAAAATACAGGAGCAGATGCAGAGCAAGATGTTCTGGAACGAGTACCTGCCAAATAATGGGATCAATGTTCCCAAACTGTATGCCACAACTAAACCATACAAATTGTACGATTTTATAGAACCCGATGATGAATACGTCTCAAAACCCGAATTCGGAACCGCTGGTTCTGGTATCAAATTGATTAGGGGTAAGGACGTTAAATCCACGGAGACAAACCATCTCATTCAGGCTAAGATAGGAAGCTGTGGATACGACGGTGCTCGATCGTATCGAGTCGTCACGACTTACGACGGAGAGGTTCTTGTCATGTATGAATTCAAGAGTGATGAAACAATCACTTCAAACATTAGCTCGAACGAAAGAGCGACAGCGGAGGAGAAGACAGAAGTTCCAGAGATCGAGCGCACAGTGAAGGAGCTTTGTAGACTACACGCTCGAGATTTCGATTTCTGCTTTTCAATTGGATGGGATTTGATGGTCGATTGTGAGGACGGGGATCCAACGTACTCTGATGTATATGTACTCGAAGGCAACTGGCCGTCGGGTATATTCGGTGACACCATAAACAGAAACGACAAATTCATCAACATGGTGAACGAGAAAGCTCGGAAATTTTACAAATTAAGCGGTTTGTAAATCCTGGCATTTATAAGTTTGGCGACACCACCACTCATTTCCTCCCATATATTCGAATAGGATATGAATGAGAGCGCCACAAATTATGAGAAGAATGTGGGTTGGAATGACAATCTTGGTAATTTTGAGAATATAGTATAGTCCGGCATTCATTAACCCTATAATAATAGCTTCAATCATAACAGTTTGAACTGGTCGCTGCATTTTATAATAATTGTACATTTAATTCCTAAGTCCCCCTCTCGTTTTCCATTTCTCAAATAACTCAAGATAATGGATACCGACGCTCTCCTCGCTGAAGTTGCTTCCCTTCGTGAAGAAGTTGCCCGTCTTCGCCGCGGACCTCGTAAGCAGCCCTGTCAGGGTGTTACTGGTAAGGGTACCCCCTGTCGTAATGGCGCTTTACCTGGAACTACCCACTGCCGCATGCATGGCCGTGAGCCAAAAGCCCCCAAATGTCCCAAGGTTCGAAAGGAACCAAAACCCAAGAAGATCATCCCGGAGCATACTCACCCAATTGGATTTACAGATCCTACTTGTGCCCTGTGTCAAACACATGGTGACTGTATTGACCCAACTTTACCATTTCATCTTTTCGAGGGAAATTTCCCACCCGAAGTCTTATGTGAAGTGTGATATGTCGTAGTGTTTTTTAACATTGTAATACCATTTGTGCGAATATCAAATACGCACCTATTTGTGATTTTTTTATGTTTTCCAATAATTATGTTTTTGCTACATAGGCTTATATTTTTAAGATTACGCCAAAAATCTAAAAAAAACTAATTTCAAAAATGAGGAACATTGTCTAAAAGGATTAGAAGAAGGAAAATAGAATCTGGTTATTTTTTTTATCGGGAGTCCCCACTTGTCCGAATATCTAATACACACCTATTTGTAATTTTTTTATGATTTCCAATAATTATGTTTTTGTTACATAGGCTTATATTTTTAAAATTACGCTAAAAATCTAAAAAAAACTAATTTCAAAAATGAGGAATATTGTCTAAAAGGATTAGAAGAAGGAAAATAATATCCAGTTATAATAAAAAAATGAACATTTACTTCGAAGCTCTCTTGCGAACCCTAGGCGTTTTCCTCGGTGTCTTCTTCACAGTTGGATGGGGTAGAAAGAGTAAGCCCGCCTTTGATGTGTTCCTCATTATATTCGCTGTTGTCCTCGCGGTTGCTTTGGCCTTCCGATCTCCAGGCGCCACCAAGGCTGTCACATCTCCAATCATGACCACTGGTCCATCGATGTCTTAAGTCGCTTCGCTCCAGGTATGGGCGCGTTTCAACTTAAACAGATCGAAGAATTCATCATTCATTAACTAATATAAACAATTTGCCAATTATGTTAGTAAATGAAAGCGTCCCGCTTCACAGTTTCTGGTCAATACCTAAATAATATCCAGAATCGTCGTCGTAAAGCACCAAGTGCACCGCCGCCGTCGAGAACAACGCCAGTGATACCACCTCTTAGGCGTCGCAGTAACGTTGGCACCGACTTCAAGAAGTGCCTCGAAAAGCATAACAGAGTTTGGAATTCATCCAAACCCAGCAATATCGCAATCCAAAAAGCTATTGCTGAAGTCCTTGCACCTTATCTTGAAGCTGAAGCAGATCCCGAATATTATGAGCAATATTCCTCAATGGACAATGTACTTGGTATTATATTGGGTGGCGGTGTGGGTTCTCGTTTATATCCTCTCACTAAAAACCGATCAAAGCCAGCAGTTCCATTAGCTGGGAATTATCGTCTTATTGATATTCCGGTCAGCAACTGTATAAACAGTGACATTACCAAAATGTATTGCCTTACGCAATTTAATTCTCTGTCGCTTACGCGACACCTGAATCAAGCCTATGATACTAATATTGGGTCATTTTTGACCAAGGGGTTTGTTGAAGTACTGGCAGCGCAGCAAAGTCCCTCAAACGAATCCTGGTTCAGAGGAACGGCTGACGCTGTTCGACAGTATCACTGGATATTCGAAGAGACTGGTTGTGATGAGTATATCATATTGTCTGGCGATCATTTGTATCGTATGGATTATAGACCATTGATATATCATCATCGTCTGACTGAAGCCGACATTACTGTATGCGCTACATATGTGGAGGAAGATCGCGCGTCCTCCTTTGGGTTGATGAAAGTGGACTCAAGGGGAAGAATTATCAAATTCGCGGAAAAACCAGTGGACGAAGAATTACTTGAAATGAAAAACACCACCGGCTCTTCTAAACCACCCTATCTTGCGTCTATGGGTGTCTATGTATTCAACTCGAGGGTCGCAAAGAGATTGTTAATGGACGAGATGCCACGCGCAAATGATTTTGGTTCGGAAATTATACCAGAAGCCCAATCTAGTGGATATAATATCACTTCTTATATTTTTGAAGGTTATTGGGAAGACATTGGAACTATTGAATCATTTTATAACGCAAATTTAAAATGTAACAGTAAATTACCGGATTTTAATTTTTATGATGCTGTTTCACCAATCTATTCGAAAAGGCGGCATCTTCCTCCTACCAGAATGGTAGATTGCTCTGTAACTTCTTCATCGGTTTGCGATGGTTCGACTATTATCAAAAGCAAAATTGAAAATTCAACGATTGGTGTTAGGAGTTATATCGGTGATAACTGTGTCATCAACGATTCCATTATAATGGGTGCTGACCATTTCGAACAACCCGAAGAATGTGAAGACCTTCCTGGATGTATCCCAATTGGCATTGGAGCGGAATGTATAATTAAGAAGGCCATCATCGACAAGAATGCTCGCATTGGTTCGGGGTGTCACATTGTTAACGCTAATAATATCAAGAATCTGGATGCTGAAGATGTGGGATATATGATCAAGGATGGTATCATTATTATCCCCAAAAATACCACACTCGAACCTGGAACAATCATTTAATATCGTATCGATTCTCTCTGGTCAGTCACCAAAGTTTCAAGAAGTTTGTGAAATTTCTTCAAAGTTTGGAATAAAAATAATACCTATGTATATATGCTATTGACTATAACAGTTTGTATATTAGGAGTAATGATAGTCTCTATTGTATGTATAATATGGAAAGGTGTAGGTTGCGACTCCTAAGTCGCTCCGCTCCAATATGCCCGCGATTGGTCTCATTTTGGTAAGGGTTTGTGATATGTAGGAGCCTTACCAAAACCTTACCAAAACACGATAGTCACCCCAAAGCCACAATACGATGCGCTCGCCTGGAGTT